GGAGAAAGACGAACCATCGCATCCAACTTAAACTGTTGGGATGTGCAACAACCAACACCTGAGGAGGTGCAATAATGGCAAAAGCCGAAAAAAAAGAAACCGTTGAGGTAGAATTTACGCCTGAACAAAAAAGTTTTCAAGCACATATACAAAGCTTGACAACAAAAATAAACCAGCATTTATTTGAGATTGATGAGTTACAGCCAAGTTTAAATATGTATAAACAAGCTTTAACTGAAAGTATGAAATCACAAACTAATGATCTTTCAGAGGATAAAAAATGATTGTAGAAATAATTATGTGGGTAACAGCTATTGTTACTATAAGCAGTTTGATAGCTGCTAGTACACCAACGCCAAAGGATGATTTATGGATTGGTAAATTATATAAACTTATTGACATGTTAGCTTTGAACATAGGCAAAGCAAAGGAGAAATAATGGGCTGGTGGAGTAATTTAGTAGATAAAATAACTGGAACACACAAAGTTGAAGTAAGAGCTAGAAATAAAAAAGGACATTATGTCGCTGATGATAAATCAACACCTGATGTAAATGAGGCTTATACAACAAAAAGAGTTAAAAAGTCTAAATAATGTCTGAGTCGCCAGATGCTTTTGTATATAACGCAACATTAGACCGTATTGTAGATGGTGATACGTTTGATTGTATTTTAGATCTAGGGTTTGATGTAAAATTACACAAGCAAAGAGTAAGACTTAGCGGTATTGATACACCAGAATCTAGGACACGTGATCTTGCTGAAAAAAAACTAGGGTTAGCTGCAAAGGCTAGGCTTGGTGAGTTATGTTGCGGTACTTTTAAAGTTAAATCTTTAGGTAAAGGAAAATATGGACGCATAATTGGCATACCATATACAGAAGATGGTAAAGATATTTGTAAAATATTAATAAAAGAAGGACATGCTGTAGTTTATGACGGCGGCAAAAAAACAAAAGTATGGGGTGATTACTAATGAATGATGGACAAGGAAGGTTTGGCGGCGATATGGATCGTAATGAAGTTGAGATGGATCTCAATAAGTTTATGGCTATGATCCAAGAAATATCACAACTTAAAGATAAAATAAGGGATTTAGAAGATACAACTAATGTTAATCCTTGGCAAAAAGTTATACATCTAGCACAAGCTGTAGATTCCTGGAGAATATTTCCAAGAATGTTTTTGAGTGTTTATATGTATTTGCTTTACTACACAACATTTTGGTTTATGGCATTAGAATCACCAAGCTTTGAACAATCAGGTCTTATATCTATTGTTGTAGGAGCAGGAGCAGCTTGGTTTGGTTTATATGCAGGAACATCAGGTTCAAGCAAGTCATTCAAAGGCGAAGCTAGTAAAGACTAATGGAAGCCTTTGACCTTATAGAAAAGGTCGGATTACCTATAGCAGGCGGTCTAGTTATGGGTTACTTTATTTTTCTTATTATGAAACAACTTATGGGTAATCTTGTAAGTGATATTAAAGGAATACAAGGCATAACCAAGATGCTTATTACAAGAGCATCAATTATGAACAACGACATTATAAGAATAGATACCTCAGTATCTAGTGCTTTAAATTTAAAACCAGACTTAGATAGAATAGCAAGAGCAGAAAACTTTGTAGAAGACGGTAAGATAGACGCTAGACGTGATTAATGGACATAGTTGTATTAGTAGAGAAGTTTGGCTTTACGACCATAATGGTGGTTGGCCTAGGCTATTTTGTCTACTTTGTTTGGCAAACTATTACCAATACTATAGACCCTGCTGTATCAGAAATGAAAAAAACAATTATACGGCTGACTGACCAACTTCGCCTGTTAGATCAAGATATGATACGATTACAAGAAAAAGTGAATACTGTATTGGAGTTAAATGAAAAAGAAAATGACAAAACAAGAGCTAATAAAAGAAGAAGCAGCAAAAACTAGAATATTAGCCTGGATAATGTTTATGGGTTTAATTATGTTTGTAGCCATTATTTCTATCAATATAAAAGCAGATCAAATAGTTCACAAATTTAAGTCGCCTAGTTTTAATGGCGTAGGCACTTCTTCACATTATCTTACTATCGAAAACCAAGAATACACTCGTAAACTCACGATTAAAGAAGAAATAAAAGCTTTACAAGATGAGATAGAGAGAGAAAAAGAAAATAGTACATTAGCTAGGTTTATGCGTAATCTTGAATCAAGAGTATATGCTGAGTTATCAAGACAGCTAGTTAATAACCTCTTTGGAGAAACACCACAAAGTTCTGGCACCATAACATTAGAAGGCAACACTATAGAGTATACTAGCGATGGCGTAACACTAACCCTTAAAATAACGGAAGCAGATGGCACAGTTACTGAAATCACAATACCTATTGGTACTTTTACTTTCTAGTTGTTCTATATTTGATCAATTTGAAGATACCTACGAGCAAAGGTTTTCTGCTCAAGACGTTGTAAACATACAAGATCTGCAATCTGTAGAGTTAAAACAAGCACCTATACCTAAAGTTAGTCCTGTTGTAGCTGTATATCCGACTGCTTTTACTGATCAAACAGGACAAAGAAAAAGCAACAGCGAGTTTGCTTTATTTAGTACCGCAATTACACAACAACCTAACGCGTTACTGATCAGAGCACTTAAACATGCAGGAGATGGCAAGTTTTTCAGGGTTGTAGAGCGAGTAGGACTAGATAACCTTACAAAAGAAAGACAGTTAATTCGTAGTGCTAGAGAACAAACTGCTTCAGAGGATGAGAAAAAGAAAGCACTTAGGCCGTTATTGTTTGCAGGTATATTAATTGAAGGAGCTGTTATATCTTATGAAGCCAACCTTGAATCTGGTGGTATAGGTGCCAGGTATCTAGGTATAGGCAATAGCGTACAGTACAGAGAAGATAATATAACGGTTAGTATGCGTATGGTGTCTGTTGCTACAGGAGAGGTATTGCTTGAAGTTTTAAGTCGTAAAACTATATTTAGCTACGGTAAATCAGAAGATGTATTTAGGTTTATAGAAGCAGGCACAGAGCTAGTAGAAATAGAACTTGGTAATGCTAGAAACGAGTCATCAACCATAGCACTAATGAAAGCGATAGAAGGTGGAGTTTTAGAAATAATAAATCAAGGATATAAAAAAAGTTTTTGGATTTTACAAAACGATAATGAAGGAGTAGAATTAAATGATGAAGATATTGATGAGCCTAGTTGTGATGCTGAGTGCATTGACAACATTCGCGGCTGACAACGAAATATATGTAGATCAGTCTGGCACTGGAGCTAACATAGATCTGGAACAATTGGGTATATCAAACTTAATAGGTGGTCTGCAATCTACAGCAGGAAGTCTTACGCCTTTTGATTTAGACGGCAATTCTATGACACTTGATATTAATATGATTGGTGATACCAATAAGTTTCTTGGTGACATTTTAGCTAATAACTTTACTGGACTATACAATTTTACTGGCGATACAAATACTTTTACCATCCAAGTAGATCCAACAAATACTTACGGAGCTAATGGAACTAATCAAAACGTAGCAGTTACAGGCAATAGTAATACTTTTACACTTAATCAAGGCACAACTGCTTTAGCAGCAAGTTTAGATCTAGATTGGATCATACAAGGTAACAACAACCAAGTAACATCTAATATCAATATTGATGGTGCAACTAACTTTATGGATATAGACGGTAATGATAACGCAGTTACATATACTGGTACTGGAGTTACTGCATCAGCAGGCGGTTACTTTTATTTAGATCACACAGGTGGATCGAGAACGTTTAACATTTCACAACTGAGTACATTAGATAATGACTGGCTCAAAATTATTTCTGTATCTGGCACTACCGCTTCTACTGTTTGTGTCGTTCAAAACGACCAGGGTACAAGCACAAGCTGTTGATATTGGAGATATATCTGAGCTAAACGGTTCAGCACAAATCCTAAGAGATAAACCTTATGATGCAAACCTTAAGTTTGCTATTCAAAGTAATGACGAAGCAATAACAAAAGATGGCCGTATGGCTATCACTTTTCTTGATGACTCTATTGTTAAACTTACAGAATTTAGTGAGTTAGTTATTGATGAGTACATCTACGATCCTGACCCGTCAAAAGCAAAGATGGCCCTTACCTTTGGTCTTGGAACGGCCAGATTTATTACAGGCAATTTAAACCGTATAGATAAACAAAACATAACTCTAAAAACACCAACAGCTAACATAGCTATACGTGGGACTGATTTTACGGCTACAGTTGATGAACTAGGGCGTAGCCTTATTATTTTGCTACCAGACGCTTTAGGGCTCTCTAGTGGCGAAATAGAGGTAGTTACTGCTATGGGGACTGTTTTACTTAATAAACCTTATGAAGCTACTACAGTAAGCGTATTTGAATCAGCTCCTACTAAACCAGTTATATTAGATCTTACACTAGACCTTATAGACAATATGCTTATTGTTACACCACCCAAAGAAGAAGTAGTTATAGAAGAAGAATCTACTAGCACTCAAACAGATAGTGTTTTGGACTTTAATGATCTGGATATAGATTTTCTTGCAGAAGACTATTTAAAAGAAGATAGTTTGGAGTTTACAGAGTTAGATATAAACTATCTTGATGTAAATTATTTAGAAGATTTATTAAATGTATTAGATGCATTAGCTATAGCTGAAGAAGAAGACCAATTAGCACAAGCTACCAGCACACAAATATCTGGTACTTTATTAGGTAAAGATCCTGACACACAAATAACTGCAATTATTACAGGTAGTGTTATAAGTCTTAGAAGAGAGGTAAGTGAGAGCGTAAGAGTAGATTTAGATGGCAATAATGCATATACGGTTATTTTGATTCAAGATGGTATTTCTAATATAATCAAAGTTAATGGAGGTAGTGATAGTGTAATTACTATCACTCAGAGTGATTAAATGAAACGACTATTATTACCTGTAGTTATAATACTAGCCTTACCATTATTATTTCAAAGCACTCCAACAGAGATACTAAAACTTAAGGTATTTGATGCTCTTATACAAACACCGCAAGAATCTGGTAATTTTACAATACTAAACATAACAGAAGAAGATGTAGAGCGTGAGGGTGGTTATCCACTACCAAGAAAACGATTAGCACAAATACAATTAGATATACTAGGCAAAGGTGCTCTTGGTGTTGGTTGGGTTATATCTTTTCCACAAGCAGACAGAATGGGTGGAGATGAAGACTTTGCTAGATCTTTGGGATACGCACCATCTGTTATAGCTATGTTTGAAGACGGTAAGGGTAATTTTCCTAAAACACCTGGGACTGTTGTGCTTGGGGACAATAATGGTGGTATAATAAGCACGGGAGTGAAGCAGAACCTACTTCTCTTATCCAATCACACCTTACAGGGTTTAGCTATTGCTCCCACTGATATAGATCAACTTGTAAGAAGAATACCTCTTTTGGTCAAAACACCTAATAACGAATGGATACCTAGTTTTGGCACTCAAATATATAAAGCTTTGTTTGGTGTAAAAACATACATTATAAAAACTAATGATAATGGTATATCAGAAATATCAATAAAAGGAATACCGCCAGTCAAGACAGATAGCTTTGGCCGTAAGTGGATAAGCTGGGTTGAAACACCACAAACTGATCTACAAGAAATGGAAGTAAATGGTAAGTTTGTGTTCGTTGGCGTTACGGCTAACGGAGTCATGCCACAAATTGCTACGCCTGTTGGTTTATTAGAGCCACATAAGATACAAGCAGCACTTGCTGAATCTATACTTATACAAGATAGTCCTTACATACCAGACTGGGCATTAGCTGTCGAACTAGGTATGTTAATTATATTTGTTACCTTAGTATGGTTTGCTTTACATTTACTTGGCATAACCTGGGGTATAAGCGTAGCTACTCTTTTAATGATTGGCACAGGGGGTCTAGGTTATTACTTTATAGCAAAAGGTTTATTAGTAGATGTATCTTGGACATTATTATCAGAGTTTATTGCTGGATCTATAGCATTCTATTTACGATTTAGACAACAATACAAATTACGTCAACAGATTAAAAAACAGTTTGAACACTATCTTGATCCTAGACAAGTTAAAAAACTACAAGATGATCCTAGTTCTTTAGTGCTTGGTGGTGAGCGTAGATACTGCACGTTTCTTTTTACAGACGTAAGGGGTTTTACAGCTTTGTCTGAAAAACTAGAGCCAGAGGAGGTTACGGAGATTATGAATAAAGCTCTTACAATACAAGCTGATACCGTTAAAAAATATGACGGTATGGTAGATAAATACATAGGTGACGCTATGATGGCTATATTTAATGCTCCTATTGACCTGCCAGGACATGAAACTTCAGCAGTATTGTGTGCTAAAGAGATACAAGACAAAATAAAAATGGCTGATTTAGATGTAGAAATAGGCATAGGAGTCAATAGCGGTTATGCAGTTATTGGTAATATGGGTAGTGAAACTAGGTTTGATTACACAGCTATAGGGGATGCGGTAAACCTTGCAGCTAGACTTGAAAGTTCAACTAAGGAAGTTGGAGAAGATATTGTAATAGGTTATGATACTATTAAATCTCAAGGCTTTAGTGAACAAATTACTTTAAAAGAATTAGAAAGCATCAAAGTAAAAGGAAAAGAAAAATCTATAAATATTTATACAATTATATGACAACATCAAAAGAAGCCATCAATAAAATAGAAACACATGAAAAAGAATGTTCTATACGATATGCTAATATTGAAAAAAGATTAGAAGATGGAGCCAAACGTTTTGATAAACTAGAAAATATGATATGGGCAGTATATCCATTTATATTAGTATCATTAGTTTTATCAAGATTTGTATAGTGAAAGAAAAAATAAAAAAACTTTACGATTGGATTCTTAGTTTATTTGAAACAAGATACAAAGTTACTGTATCTTTCAACAAAGAATATGGTGACACTGACGATAAAACCTACGTGTCAAAAAAAATACTTATACAAAAAGAAAAACATCTTAAATTCAGAACTTTAGATAAAAAGTTAATAGAATATAGAAGTGCTACTGGCCTTAACTACATTATTGAGGAGGATGAATAATGCAACAAGTTTTTATAGGCATAATATTGTTTTTAGGTTTTACTACTTACTATTTATTTAATGAAAACAAAACATTAGCTGCTAATAATCTAGCATTAGAAGGTGCTATAGCAACGCAAGAAGAAGCAATAAAATCTATACAAGCAGACTTTGAATTACAAACTACACAAATGAATAAACTATCTCTAAAAAGCCAAGCAGCACAAAGAGAACTAAATAGATATACACAATTTATACAAAACTATGAACTAGCAGCTAAAATATTAGCTGATCCAACAGAAATGGAAAGGAAGATAAATAATGGCACAAAACACATCATGGAAGATATTGAGAAAATCAGCGTTGTCGTTGACGATCTTGATGATGGCTTGCAGTTGCAGTCTGCTACCGACTAAAAAAATAGAAGTAACAGCTAAACCACTAGATAGACAGATAGTGCAGCCTGTTATGCCTAGAGAAATTAATCTGCAAGAACCTATGTGGATTGTGATCACACCCGAAAACTTAGACGAACAACTAGCAATCATAGAAGAACAAGAGGGAGAGCTGGTATTTTTAGCTATGACAATACCTGATTACGAGGTTATGGCTTACAATATGCAAGAACTAAAGAGGTATATAAGTGAACTTAAAGACGTTGTTGTGTATTATAGGACAGTTACTACAACTAAAAAGGAGCAGTAATATGAAA